GGCTTCCCGCTGTTCAGCGCCCAGCACAGCAACATCGGCACGGCCGGGGCGCCCACCACGGCGACGTTCGACGAGGCCCGGACCCTGATGGCTACCCAGAAGGATCCCGACTCCTATGCGGATGGCGGTTTGAATATCCGGGCAGCCTATGTTCTGGCGCCGGTAGCACTGGAAGGCGCGATCTCGGTGGTGCTGAACTCCGAGCGTGAAGTCACGGCATCCAACCGTAACAACACCACGCCGAACTCGGTGCGCAGCATGGCTACGCTGATCACGGATGCCCGCCTGGACGCGGACTCGACCACGGCATACTACTTCGCCGCGAACCCGTCTACGTATGACGGCATCGAAGTCAGCTACCTGGACGGCAACTCCTCCCCGATGCTGGAGCAGCAACGCGGCTGGAATGTTGACGGCACCGAGTTCAAGGTACGCATCGACGCTGGCGTCAAAGCGCTGGATTTCCGCACTTTCGTCAAGAACGCTGGCGCTTAAGCGCCAGTTCCAGGAGGAATGAATATGGCTACTGGCTTTTACAAAGAAGGGAAAGTCATTGATGTGATTGCGACTGCCGCGATCTCATCCAATGACATTGTGGCAGTCGGCAACGTGGTCGGCGTGGCGATCATCGACGGGGCTATCGGCGAATCAGTACCGGTACAGGTAACTGGCGAGTGGATCCTGCCGAAGGTCACCGGCACCGCCATCACGGTCGGCGCCCTCATCGACTTCGACCTGAGCGCGGGGAAAGTCACTACCGGGCTTACGCCCGCTGCTGGTGATGTGTCGGGCATCGGCGTGGCCACGGTCGCCGCCGGTTCTCCGGACACCACCGTGCGCGTGCTGCTGACGCCCGGTTCCGGCACCGTGACCTGATGGATTCCGACACCATCTTTGCAGCGGCGGCGCAGTCCTGGCTGTCCGCTGCAGGAACCACCGGAACCTACTACAGCGGGACCACTGGTCCCGCTGCAGTGCTGGTCGCGCTCGAGCGGAATGTCGAATCGCTCGATGATCGCGGGCTTATGCGCCGGGTCGATATAGCGACACTGCCATCCGGCGTGGTGGACGTGGCGATATGCGATACGATCGAAATAGAAGGGATACTCTGGGAAGTGCTGGGCCTGATCGATGACACCGCCCATCTCACCCGGATTTACGTGGGCAAGGTCGCATGACTACCCGCAAACAGATTCGTGACATCGTCGCCGGGATCCTGCGTGAGCAGAACCCGGCGCTTTCGGTATTCGTCGGCCGCACCGCTACGGTCGCTGAATCCTGCCTGCCTCTCGTGACCGTGACCATCGACGAGGGCAGCGTCGTCCAGAACATCTCCAGGGGACGGCACGAAACAGCGGTGCTGGCTTTGAGCTTCATGGTGGAGGGTAATGACGACGACGTGGACGCATACGCCGATCCCGCAATCAGCGCGATCATCGGCTCTGCTGTCCTGGCATCGGCAGTGCTGAAGACCGCTTACCTGGGCTATTCTTACGGGCGGGAGGAACAGGGCACCCCGTTCACCGGGCTGAGTGTGCTTTTCGAGGTGACCCACATTGGCGAGTAACCCGGAAAAGTTCAACGATGATCTGCTGAAGTTCCAGAAGGACGTGCAGTTCATCCGCTCGAAGATCGGGCCGAAGGCGACGATCATGGCGGGCAATCGGGTGCTGCGGGCGGCCACCACGATAGCGGTACGCAACGTGGTGAAAGAGCTGTCGGGCAAAGGCTACCCGGAGGTCAAGCAGAAGCATGTCCGTGCCAGAATGAAGGTGCGCAACATGTCACTGCAGCGCCCGTTCGGGCGCATGACAGCATATGTCCAGGATATGCCAGCAATCCATTTATCGCTTGGCAAGCATGGCGTGGCCAAGGGCAAGAAGTTATACCGGGAGTCGGTCAAATACAACGCGAAGAAGCCGGGAAAAAATACCGCAATCGGCGGTTCATATTCCAAGGTCGGCGGCGTGAAGGTCGGTGGAAGATTTTTCCCGAACGCTTTCGTGAACGTCATCCGGAAGAACCAGACGGTGCACATATTGCGCCGGAAGCAGAAAGCCACCTGGTCGGGCAAAACCCGTCTGCCCATTGATGTAATCAAATACCCTATGCGGAATGCTTTCGCAGTGCATTTTGAGAGGGCGCTGCTGGACAGCATCGATCAGAACTATCAGAAGGAATTCGATCTGGCTTATCGGCTGGAGCAGGGTCGCCTTCTGGGTACTATTTAATTTCTATGTGAGGAAGCAGTCATGCCGTCTACCGCAATTTCCGCTCAGGGCACCACGGTACAGATCGACACGGTAACGCCCGGCACGCCGGACACCGAGATCGCCAACGTCACGAGTTTCTCCGGCCTGGACGGTGAAGCGAGCGAGATCGACGTGACCAACCTGGTGAGTGTCGCGAAAGAGAAGCGCCTGGGCCTGCAGGACTTCGGGTCTTTCACGATGGAGATCCACCCGGACTACGCCGATGCCGGGCAGACCGAGCTGCGGGACGCGCAGGCCAGTGGCGACGAGAAGACTTTTCTCGTGACCCTGCCCGACGCCACCACGCTGACGTTCGCGGGCTACGTGAAGAACGCCCAGTCGGTTACCGGCGGCGTCGATGCCGTGGTGGGTGGGTCGGTATCCATTACAATTACGGGCGCAGTGACTATCGCCTAAACGGCAATCCGGGGGGATCATGAAACTACTATCCAAAGAGGACATTCTGTCGGCGGACGATTCCAGGACAGTGGTCGTCGATGTGCCGGAGTGGGGAGGGCAGGTGCGCCTCGCCACCATGTCCGGCACGAGCAGGGATCTGTACGAGCAGTCGCTCGCCAAGGCGATGGACAACGGCAAGTCGATCGCCAATCTGCGGGCGTCTTTCCTGGCCTACACCCTGGTGGATGACGAGGGCAGCCTGCTGTTCACTGCGGGTGACATTGAGGCTCTCGGGCGCAAGAGCGGTGCCGCGCTCGACCGCATCTTCCAGGAAGCCAGCAAGCTCAACCGCACGGGCTTTTCCGGTGCGGAGGAAGCCGCAAAAAACTGATCGCCCGGCCGGAACGCCAGTTGTATTTCAAACTGGCTGAACGGCTGGGCATGACTGTGCGGCAGATGCTGGCGTCCATGGACAGTGCCGAGCTGACCGAGTGGCTCGTCATGGATCAGTGGGCGTTCTGGAAAGAGCGGGTGGAGTCGGCCAATGACCGGTCCAAAAAGATTTTTGCGATAATCGCAGGAAGGGCAATCTCCAGGGGAGCAGTCAGACGTGGCCAATAACTCCAACAAAGCTACACTGATCCTCGACGCGAACACCAAGGACTTCATCGTAAAACTGGGCGACGCGCAGAAGGCCGTCGATGCGATGAAGCAGTCGGTCAAAGAGGCTGAGCGAGCCACCACCGGCATCTCCAAGACCCTGCGCAATGCCGCGAATGCTGCCGCCCTGATGGAAGGCCCGCTGGGCGGTATTGCCGGACGGTTGAGCGCCATGGCGGCCGCCGTCGGGAAACTGAACCCCGGCATGGTGGCGATGGGGATTACCCTGACTGCAGTATTTATCAGCCTGAAAAAAGGCCTGCAGACCATCGGCCAGACCGAGACCGAATACTCCCGTCTGGCCGCGCAGATACGGGTTACCGGGAATGCGGCAGGTCTGTCAGCCGCCGAGATCGACGATTTCTCCCGTGAACTGGCGAGGTCCACCCTGGCCAGCACCGAGCAGGTACGCCAGGCCTCCAGCGTGCTGCTGTCTTTCCAGTCGGTCGCGGGGGACGCATTCAAGGAAGTCATCGAGCTGTCGCTCGACATGGCTACCGTGCTGGGGACGGACGTGGTGTCCGCCACGAGGCAACTGGGCAAGTCACTCCAGGATCCGAAGCAGGGTATCAGTCAGCTCAACGAACTGGGCATCCGGTTTACCCAGGGCCAGAAGGACATGGTCGATGCCATGCTCAAGGTCGGCGATGGCGCTGGCGCCCAGAAGGTGCTGCTGGATGCCGTCCGGAG